TGATGCTAACTTCAAGGCAGGTGCTGCAGCCAACATGGAAGCTGCGGCTAATGCAAGCGTTAAAGCTGGTGGTAATGTTGGTATCGACTCTGGTGGTATCCTTGATATGAACAACGGATCTGCTGCTTCTGCTGGAGACGCTATTGCAGCCAACCCTGCCACCGAAGCACGTGATGCTGGCTTGGCTGAACTAGAACTGCCAGTTGAAACCCGTGGCACTTCTGGTGTTGATCGACTACCACCTCTTGCTGTTGCAACCCGTAGTTCTGAAGTGGGTATGGACGCTCCAGGAACTGGTGATGTTGTTTCTTATCAGAACCGTCGTGTGCAAAATAACACAACTTCTAAGTCTGATGTTGAGGGTACTCGCTACGAACAACAACGTGAAACTCCAAACGCTAAGTCTGCTGGCGCTCCACCAGTAGCTGCTGGTATGGATGCTATCATGAATATGCCTGCAGATCAATTCACTGCTGGTATGAAGCTGTCTAAACACTTCACTCTAGGTGACTTGACTAAAGGTGGTGTTCGTATCCCACGTGTCACTTACAACGTCAATGGATACAACATCACTCCACAGCAGATCGTGGCTAACCTAAAGAACCTAGCTGTCAACGTGCTTGATCCAATTCGCGATAAGTTTGGTCCATTCACTATCACTTCTGCTTTCCGTCGCCCACCATTTGGTGCTGCTCCAGGAGATCTTGGTCCAGGAACTAAAGAGGGTGGTGACCACCCAATTGGTTGCGCTGCTGACATCGCATTCCCAGGAGGTAAGCAGGATACATTCAACAAGTGTAATGAAATTGCTAAGATGCTACCTTCTTGGAATCAGATTATCATGGAATATAACGGAAGTCAGTATTGGATCCACGTAGCATGTAAGCCACAAGGAAACAAGGGTGATATGTTCACTATGGTATCTCACAAGACTTTCCAAGGTACTTACCCACGTGGTGGATTTGTATTGGTATAATGTTAAGAATCACGCAAGCTAATATCTCTGGATTTACGGCTCCCAACGATCAAGGATCTGGGGAGCTAATCTTACCTTCAGCTTATGAAGCTGTTGATAGTTTCTCAGTCGATATTATCTTTGAGGGTAAGTATGAACAAATTGATACTGTAGTTAATCCGACTACTGGTGAGTCTTCATCGACTACCTCTTACGTTTATCAATACGCAACTAACGTGACTAGCTCATATGATTGGAATGCACTGGGTATCATATTCAGTAAACCTAACGCATATACCGTAAGACTAACTGGTCCAGCTGAGACTGTGTTTCCTAATCAGTTCTATAAATTCAAAATGACTGATTACTCAGAACAAATTCTACCAGCAAGCACGACTGAACCATTTTTAGGATTGATTCACTATCAGATGCCGTCGCCAACATTCACTATGAAGACTTATCCATTCGCTGTAACTATACCATCAACCTATGGTAGCGGTTCTACCGTAGTTGAGACCACCTCTATGGATCAGTGGTTCTATTGGAAGTATCAGGTAGCTATGGCTAATATTGCATCAATAACAGCTAGAGGGTTAAAATAATGCCATCAGTAGCAAGACAGGGAGATCAAGTTCTTTCAGTAGACGGTACAGGCTACCGCTGCGGTCAGCCTATGCAAACTGCTGTTGGAGAAGTAAATTCTAGCCGTGTGTACGCTAACGGAATTTTGGTTGTAGTTGAAGGTAAAAAAGTAGCACCACACCCTAAAGCTGGGTGCGATCCTGATGAATCTACTCTAACATCATACTCGTCTAAAGTTAAGGTGGGTGGTAAGGGTATTGGGCGTGTTGGAGACAAATATGAGTCTATGTCTACAAATACAATCACTCAGGGATCCTCTAACGTCTTTGCAGGTTAATAAATAATAAGTATGGCACGAAACACACGAATCTTCTCTGACCTTGACCTAAACTTCACTGCTCACCCAGTGACTAAGGACATTGTTCGCCGTTTTGATGAGAATGCGGTAAAGTCTTCCCTAAAGAACTTAATTCTCACAGCTAACTATGAGAGACCTTTCCATAGCGAAATTGGCTCTCCTATTCGTGCATTGCTCTTTGAACCAGTAAACCCATTGGTTATAGCTTCCATGAAGAAAGCCATCTGGGATATGGTCAATAACTTCGAACCAAGAGTAGTACTACTAAACGTAGATGTAAAATATACACCAGACGGTAACGAACTTAGAGTTACTATTGAGTTCACTATCGTGAACACCGAGAGACCTCTGACACTAGACCTAGTACTGGAAAGAACAAGATAAAATGGCTGCTAATAAAAAGATTAACATTACCGAGCTAGACTTTGATGCTATCAAAGCCAACCTTAAAGAGTTTCTAAAGGGTCAGAGCGAGTTCCAAGACTATGACTTTGAAGGTTCTGGTCTTTCAGTTCTACTAGACATTCTAGCTTACAATACTCACTACAACGCACTTTATGACAACCTAGCAGTCAACGAACTATTCCTTGACTCCGCTGTTAAACGTAACAGCGTGGTTTCTCTAGCTAAAATGCTAGGATACACTCCACGTTCTGCTAAGTGCGCCACTGCTCAAGTTAATGTGCAAATCACATCACCTTTGGCTGGTCCATCTGTTGTCGTTATTCCTGCGCTAAGCCCATTCACTTCTACGATCGACGGCAAGACTTATACATTCTATAATCGTGAACCACTTTCTGCTACTGGTCCAAATACTGTCTATCAAATCAACAATGCTACTATCACTGAAGGACAGTATCTAACATATCGTTTTACTGTTACTGAGAATGGTCGTTATATCATTCCAAACTCTAACGTAGACCTTGGCACTCTTCGTGTACGTGTTCAAGAAACTGCCACAAGTTCAGAGTTCCAAACATTCACTGCATCTACTTCATTAGTTGACGCAGATAGCACTAGCCGTGTTTACTGGGTCAAAGAGATTGATGACGGTCTTTATGAATTGGTGTTTGGTGATGGTGTTCTTGGAGCAGCTATCGTTCCAGGAAACGTAATAAATATTGACTACTTTGTTAGCAGTTTAGATGCTCCAAATGGTGCACGTGTTTTCCAATATAGCGGTAGCCCTCCAGTTGATAGTGCTACAACTAGCGTATTTGTAGTCAATCCTGCTTCTGGTGGTGATTCTGCAGAAGACATCAAATCTATTAAGTTCAATGCACCACGTAGCTACGCTGCACAGAATCGTGCTGTAACTACTGAAGATTATAAGACTATCATTTACAACCAGTTCGCAGAAGCTAAGACTGTTGCAGTTTGGGGAGGTGAGGACAATAACCCACCAACTTACGGAAAAACTTACATCTGTATTCGTCCAAAGTCTGCAACAAAGCTAACCAATCAGCAGAAGTCTGATGTAGTCAATACTATTCTTGTTAGCAAAAATGTAGTTTCTGTTATCCCAGAAATTCTAGACCCAGAGTATCTAAACATCGCTCTTGACTGCACTGTATACTATAACCCACGTGAAACAATCCGTTCTGGTAAAGAGATTGAAGAAATCGTTCGCCAAACTATCTTCCAATACGATGATGATGACCTTCAGCGTTTCGATGGCGTGTTCCGTCACTCTAAACTAAGTCGTTTAATTGACGCTAGTGAAGCAAGCATCACAAACAACAATACGACTGTTCTAATTCGTCGTAAGATTGCTCCACGTTATAACGTCTCAGCGCAGTATCTGTTGAACATTGTTAACCCAATTTACACAACTGGCTTAGCTCAGAATAACATTTACACAACTGGCATTTTTGTCGCTGGTAGCGATATTGTACACTACCTAGACGATGATGGTGTTGGTAACATGAGACTTTACTATATCGGACCATCTGCAGATAAAATTATCGTCAACCCATCTATTGGTGTTGTTGACTATGCTGCTGGTATTGTTAATATCAAGAACTTGCATATTACTGCTATAGCTGATATTGACTTTGAGATTTCAATTCGTCCATCTTCATATGATGTTGTTTCAGCATATACACAGATCGCAGAAATTGCACGTGATCATTTGACTATCCGTGCTATCGCTGATGAGACAGCTGCTGGTGACCTACGTGCTGGTAAGAACTATCAACATACTACAAGTCGCTCATAATGGCACAAAGACCTAAGTTATCCAGAATTGTTGCGCAACAACTCCCTGAGTTTATCAGGGAAGATTACCCAACATTCGTTGCTTTCCTAGAAGCGTATTATGAGTATATGGAAACGCAAGACGTCAATCTATATGACGTGCGTGATATTGATAAGACTCTGGATCGTTTCATTGATTATTTCCAGCGTGAGGTTGCTCCAAATGCAATCAAGCCACCTTATGGTCGTCCTCGCCATGACTTAGCTCATATTAAAGATCAGCATTTATCGAAAGGTTCTGAGCAGTCATATAAGTTACTATTCCGCTTGATGTTCAATAAGAACGTAACGGTTCAGTATCCAGGAAAGCAGATGCTGCGTGCTTCTGATGGTAAATGGAACCAAGACGTTTCTATTTTTGCACGTGTTAATGCAGGTAGCCCAAATGATATTGTTGGTCGTTTGGTTGACGTTATTACACCAAACAGAATCATTCGTGTTTTGGTTGACCGCAGACAAGACGTTGAAGTTGAAGTAGATCGTGTAGTTCAAATCTCGCCAGACACTTACGAGTTTTACATCGACCGTCGTTTCTTCGGTGACATTTCTATTGGCGATCGTCTGCGTTATGAAGGTATTTTTGATGCAACGATTGTAGCTACAACATCAAAAATCTCTATCCAACAAAAGGGTAAAGGTTTCAAAGTTGGTCAACTGTATAATATTAAGAACGGACAAGGTGCGGGATCTGTTCTTAAGATTAAGAGTATTGATGCCAATGGTGGGATTAATTCAGCAGAGTTTGTTAAATATGGTATCGGTTACGAGACTGACTTTACAGCGACTCTTATTGCTCAGG